TAAAGTATCTGAATCAATGAAAAAAATAATTAAACACTTAGTTAACTGGAGATATGATTTAGATATTAAAGAAAATGATATTAGATTTAACTTATCTGGTGATTTCAACCCTGCTCCTCGTGGTGCTGATTGGATGAGATTAATTACTGAATGGTATTCTGGAGGTTTAATTCCTAGATCAGCTTTTATTGAATTAGCTAAAAATAACGATGCTTTACCAACTGATTATGATGATATTGGTGGTAAAGATGAAATATCTCAAGACGATAGGATTATAAGTCCTAGAGAACAGTATGAATCTGAACTAGCTTCATTAGAGAAAAATAATGATGAGGCTGATGACGATGAACAAACTAACTAGATATATAATTTTTGGAGCCCTGGTAATATACTTGGGCTCTATAACAGCATTAGCAAAAGAAAAATATTTAAATGATAAAAATAAAATTTTAAAAATAAAATAAAAAGGATTAATATGATAAACAAGGACAGAGATGATTTGTTAACTGATTTTGGTAAAACAACACTTAAAGACAGATATTTATTACCAGAAGAAGATAGTCCTCAAGAAGCATTTATGAGAGCAGCTAAAGCTTACTCTGATAATGATGAGATGGCACAAAGAATATATAACTATGCAAGTAAACTTTGGTTTATGTTTAGTACACCTATCTTAAGCAATGGCGGAACTACGAGAGGTATGCCTATATCTTGCTTTTTAAACTATGTTGGTGATTCGAGAGAAGGAATTACTGGACATTATACAGAAAATGCTTGGCTAACGTCTATAGGCGGTGGTATTGGTGGTTATTGGGGTGATATTAGAAGTGATGGCACATCAACTAGTGGTGGATCTCAATCATCTGGTTCAGTTCCTTTTTTACATGTAGTTGATAGTGAAATTATGGCATTTTCACAAGGTAAGACAAGACGTGGTAGTTATGCAGCTTATATGAATGTATCACATCCTGAAATATTAGAATTTTTAGATATAAGAAAACCATCTGGTGGAGATATACATAGAAAATGTTTAAACCTACATCATGGTATTAATATATCAAATGATTTTATGGAACTAATAGAAAAATGTATAGCTGAGCCTACTTACGATGACACATGGAATTTAATTGATCCTCATACTAAGAAAACAGTAAGAAAAGTATCAGCAAGAGATTTGTGGCTTAAGATATTAGAAAATAGAGTAGCTACTGGTGAGCCTTATTTATGTTTTATTGATCATATCAATGATGCATTACCCGAAACACAAAAAGCTTTAGGATTAAAAGTTCATCATAGTAATCTATGTACTGAAATCACTTTACCAACAGCCGAAGACCGAACTGCCGTATGTTGTTTGTCTTCTGTTAATTTAGAAACTTATGATGAGTGGAAAAATGATAAATTGTTTATAGGTGATCTTGTAAGATTCTTAGATAACGTATTAACTTCATTTATTGAAAATGCTCCTGAACATGTATTCAGAGCAAAGTTTTCTGCAACACAAGAAAGATCTATTGGCTTAGGGGCTATGGGATTTCATGCTTACTTACAGAAATGCGGTATACCATTTGAGTCTGCATTAGCTAAAGCTAAGAATTTAAATATATTTAAGTATATTAAATCTGAGGCTGTGGCTGAATCTAAAAGATTAGCTGTTAAAAGAGGTGAAGCACCTGATATGGAAGGTACTGGAATGCGTAATGCTCATTTATTAGCAATTGCACCCAATGCATCAAGTTCTATTATCTGTGGCACTACATCACCTTCTATTGAGCCTTATAGAGCAAATGCTTATGTTCAAAAGACTATGAGTGGATCATTTTTAGTTAAAAACAAACATTTAGAAAAATTATTAGAAACAAAAGGAATAAACAATGATAAAACGTGGACTTCAATCCTTGCTAACAGGGGTTCAGTATTGCATATCAAAGATTTGTCAGATTACGAAAAAGATGTATTTAAAACTTCGATTGAAATAAATCAACAATGGATAATTGAGCATGCTGCAGATAGACAAGAGTTTATTTGTCAAGGTCAATCATTAAATGTTTTTGTACCTGCCGATGTTAACATAAAAGAATTACACGATATTCATATGCTAGCCTGGAAGAAAAAATTAAAGACATTATACTATTGTAGAAGTGAAGCTATTAAAAGAGCCGAACTTGTAAGTTTAAAAGTTGAAAGAACAATAATACCTGAAGCTGATTGTTTAGCTTGTGAAGGTTAATTAAAGGAAATAAAAAATATGAGTCTATTTAAGTCCCGAACACATTATAAACCATTTGATTATGAATGGGCGTTTGAAGCTTATGACACGATGCAAAAAATGCATTGGTTACCAAGTGAAGTACCATTGCATGAAGACATTAGAGATTGGAATGAAAGATTAACTGATGAAGAAAAGAGTCTTATTAGTAGTATTCTTAAATTCTTTACTCAAGGTGATGTTGATATTGCTCAAGCTTACTTAGATAGATATATTCCTAAGTTCAAACCACCTGAAGTTAGAATGATGTTAAGTTCATTTGCTAATTCAGAAGCTAATCATGCTCATAGTTATTCATTATTAAATGATACTATTGGTGAAACACAATTAACTGATTATAAGGCATTTCAAGAGTACAAAGAGATGTCTGATAAGCATACTTACTTATTTAAATCTAAAGGTACTGGAACAGAAGGTCTTATAAGAGATATTGCTTGCTTTAGTGCTTTTGGTGAAGGTTTACAATTATTTGCATCATTTGTTATGCTATTAAACTTTCAAAGATTTGGTCGTATGAAGGGAATGTGTCAAATAGTTACCTGGTCAATAAGGGACGAAACACATCACGTTGAAGGGATGATTAAATTATTCCATCAATTAGTAAAAGAAAATCCTGAAGTATGGACTGAGAAGTTTAAAGCTGAAATATACCAAACTGCTAGAGAGATGGTAGATCTAGAAGATAAATTTATAGATCTTGCATTTGCTAAAGGTGGTATTAGAGGTTTAAAATCTGAAGATGTTAAACAATATATAAGATATATTGCCGATAGAAGATTATTACAATTATCATTAAAACCAAATTATAAAGTGAAAGAAAATCCTTTAAGCTGGCTTGATTGGGTTATTAATGGTGTAGAGCACGCTAACTTTTTTGAAAGCAGGGCTACTGAATATAATAAGGGCACTATAACTGGAAGTTTATGGGGTTAATATGGCAAACTATATTTTAATTCTTATGCTATGTACTGGCACTGGAGAAAAATGTTTTAAAGAAGTTAAGCATGATGCTTTATTTAAAAATTATTACCATTGTATCACAACTGGTTATACTGCATCTAATAGTATATTAAATAATTTAGGTGAAACTCTTGTAAATTCAAATAGATTTTATATTAAGTTTATGTGTTTTGAAGACAAAGGAGAAAATACTTAAAATGGCTTATAAAAAGAAAAAAGGAAAAGCTGGTAAAGCTTGTTGGAAAGGTTACCGAAGAGGTAAAGGTAATAGCTGCCACAAAATGAAAAGGAGATAACATGTTATGTTGTTGCGCAAGAAGAAAAAGAAATACGCAGAAGATGAAGATAAGAAGAAAAAGAAGAAAATAAAAACTAAATATAAAAAGTAATAATAATAAAGGATAATAAAATGAGTGATAATAAAGATAAAGTTGAAGAAAGAAAAATTAATATAGATGGTAAGGAATTTAAAGAAAGTGAATTACCACAAACAGTTGTAAATAATATAGCAATACTAACTGATATTAATCATAAAAAAATGTTAACATCTATTGATTTAGATAAATTAAATATTTTAGCATCTACTTATTCTGCAAGAATATCTGATGAAATGAAAGATCCTAAATCTGAAACAGTAAAAGAAGATGATAAAAATTAATTAAGGAACTAAATGAGTATAAACGATGATATATTATCTAGAGGGCTGAAAGAACGTGCCCTTTTAAGTCTTTACGAAAAGAAACTAGATACCGATTTAACAAAAATCATGTCATCCCATAAAAAACGATTAGTAACATCAGCTTTAAAGAATGGTAATAAAAGTGTAAACGCTTTAAACCGTGCTTTAACTTTAGAGACTAGAAAAACTTATCGTAAAATATACAGAAATGGAATTTCAGAACTAAAGGCTTTGGCTAACACAAGTTCTAAGTTCCATAACAGTACTTTAAAACAAAGCTTAGGTAAAGTTTATAGAAGTAAGGTATATACTGGGTTGAAAGTTAATGATTTAATTATTAATTCAGCAGGTACATATTCTGAGCAAATAGCATCTATTAGTTTATCACAACAGAGAAAAATTAAGGATGTTGTAAGAAAAGGTATGATAGATAACTTAGCAGTTAATAAAATTGCTAAGAATGTAGGTAATGCAATTGATTTACCTGCTGCTCAATTAAAAACTTTATCTAGAACTGCTATAACTGAAACATCAAGTAATATATCTAATGCAACTTACAAGTTGAATGAAGATGTAATTGATGGTTATCAATATGTAGCAACCTTAGACTCAAGAACTTCTTTAATTTGTGGAAGATTAGATGGTAAGGTTTTTAGATTAGATGATAATAGAGGTGTAAGGCCTCCACAACATTTTAACTGTAGATCTACAACTGTTCCTATTGTTAAATCTTATGAAGACTTAAATAACACTGATAGTTCTAGAATTAGTAAGAGGAGATTAAAAAGATTATCTGGTAGTAAAAGAGCATCTTTTAATGGTCAAGTACCTAGTGAAACTAACTTTGAAAAGTTTTTATCACAACAAGATGATAACTTTAAATTAACTGTATTAGGTAATAAACGTAGAGTTGAAATATTTAATACTGGTAAATTAAAGTTTACACAGTTTAGTACAAAAGAAGGTCAATTAGTATCAGTAGGTAGATTAGAAGAATTACTTAATGGTGTTAAAACTAAACCTGTAGTTAATCCTATTGTTAAAATTAAAACTGAATTAGCTAATAAACCTAAAATTGATATTCCTTTATTTGGTGATACAGATCCAAAAGAATTGAAAATGTTAGAATTAGCTTTTGGTGATAAAGAAGATACATATACAAGACTTATTCAAGTTATACCTGCTCCTGGTAAAGTAAGGTTTGCTGGTAGTGCTTGGTATGTACGTAAAGAGGGTAGAAAAATCCCTGGTACTTTTGATGTTGAATATTATGATGTAATGAACTTTGGTAGTAAAGGTAGAGGTAGTCTTATAAATAGACAAACAACTGCTGCACATGAATATGCTCATAGAATTGATTATAGAATATTAGAAGACGTAGCAGCTAATGATGGTAACTTTAAAAAACTTATAGAAGGTTATTCAACTACTAAATACTCTAAACAAAGTGCAATACAATTAAAACTAAGACACCCATCTAATCCTAATATTAAAAATAATGTATTTGTACCTAAAACATATTCGGAGATTGCTGGAGATGAGATAGCTAAGGATTATACTGCTTTAAGATTAAACTCTCCTACAAGAAGGGCTAGTTCTACAAATGCTGCACGTAATGCTGAAAGAAATTTTTTAAAAACTGCAGTTAACCCAACTGATAATGTTGCAAGGGAAAAATACTATGCTGACTTAGTTAAGAAACAACCTAAGTTACCTGGTATATCTGATAGTGACTTGATGTATTATTTAAAAGAAACTA